TATTCGATTCTGTACTGCGCATCCACGCGTGTCCAATACGACCCATCGCCTTACGTTCTTCACGTGACATATTATACCAATATTGAATTGCTTCCGATACATCTTCAAATTTACAGCGATCATCAAATATATAAGGCGTCATTGGAGAACCTTGCAATGATCGATTTGACGGAAATACTGGCTTAGCCCATTGGCCACATTGAGTAACTACACCTGTATGATTACTAGGGAAATCTGACGTAAATTCAATCCATTCGCCATCTTCTGTTTGGAATCGACAATGGTCTTGTAATCCGCCAGTAACATTATTAATGATAGGTGTACCTGCCATTACTGACTCTGCACCTGATAACCCGAATCCTTCATTCGAAGCTATATTGACAGTTACATCTGCTATATTATAAAAGTAATTCATTTGTTTAGTATCTACTGGCTGATTACTAAATATTACTTTATACTTAGGGCAACATGTATTTTTAACTGCCATTAAGTCTGTACCATTTTCGTCTACAATAGCCGTATGCATTAACAATACACACTTAGCAGCTTTTTCTTTTGGTAAACTTTCGCAGAAATGATTAAATGCTAAAATAACATCGCCTGGCTGTTTACGACGTATATTTCTGTTATTCCAAAATATAACAAAATCAACATCATTAGCCGTTTTAAAATCTTCTTGGAATTTATTATAGTCATTCCATTCAGGCATCGATGGATCGATCGGGAAGAAATGTTTTTCATTAATACCATGAGGTACCCACTGCACTGCCCAATCTTCTTTAGGATTACGTTGCAGTACATTCTTTACGATGTTCTGCGTTTGACGAGAAATGTTCATTAACAAATCACATGATTCATAGTATGGCTCATTCCAATACGGATACGGAAGATCATCCCAAATGTTATAATACATCAATGGAATCTCTTGACGAATCTCATGTTCTATTTGATATAGCCATCCCCAGAAGCGAGGATCCGTAAAGTGCAGAATTGCATCAGGCTTTTCTAGAAACATTATTTCTCGCAATACTCGTGCATCTCCATATCCGTTATAAGGATATATTTTACATGACGCATCTTCTACACCTGTCTCTTTTACGAGTTCAGCACTAATATCGATAATCTTACCGACATCTGGATGTTGTATTGCTGCTCCTAATTGTACCCAGTCAAACTCTTGACATGAATTAAGTACAATTTCTCTTGACATTGTTGCTATACCAGAATGCATTCTTAGGTCATCTGATAGCAATAAAATTTTCTTTTTCTTAGGCTTGTTAGGATCTATTTTCCTAAGCTTTGGTAACTGTAACTTTTGCATTAATAACTCCGTAACCGTTCTTTTTATTTAATATAAATATGCTTCTACGTCAACACAACTACTTTTTTGTTAAGACGTTTTGCTGCATTTATAGCACTTTCACTGCCTTTAGCATCAACTCCTTTAGGTATCAATGCTATCATAACATCACAATCTCGCGCTATCAATAAATTTCTATGATGAAATTGAGATACGTGATAAGGCTTACTATAATAACTATCTGACATGGCACTATGTAAATTTCTAGGAGTATGTGCCGGATTAAATTCTCTATAATTAATTCCGAATTCTAATGCATACTTCTTAGCATATTTGTCGGCGCCTTCTGGACATCCTCCTGAAATGATTACTAATTCGTCGCCATGTAGTTTTTTTAGATCCGTTAATAAATCTTTTATTTTACGTACGTTTTCGTACTCTCTCGAACCGATAATCGCACATTTCATTCTCATTAGATTTTAATTCTATTTTTTAATGGACATAATTCATCATCTTCAGCAAAGTCACAATACTTGCAATTTTTATAATTCTTACCAGCAATGGCAGGATATTCTCGTATGGTATTGTATTGACCTTCATCGTTAAAACTAGAACCTACAAAATTTGAAATTTCATTTATCAACTTATTTCTAGTAGGTTTACCGCTTGCAGGCTTAAATTCTTGTACACGTTTCTGAGGAAACATTGCACCTTCAATCAACTTACGTTTAACTATAAAATAAACTATATCGATATGTTCTACATCTACTCCGAACTGTTCTGCATAATATTGTTTATACAATACCAATTGAGATGCTTTTACTTTATCTGCTTTTTGATACTTGTTCCACCCCATTGTACTAGTTTTAATATCAATAATTTTGATACGACCTGTACGCTTATCTCGCATAACGACATCTAAGTATCCCATCATATAAACATTAGCATGCTTAGATGATACTGGATGATAGATAGGGACTTCTATCCCAACCAACTCTTCATTCTTAGCAGAAAAATATTTACCTCTATTCTTACGAATATAATCCAATATTGCAATACCATCTTCATAAAATTCGTTAAGTTCAGCTTTATGAGAAAAATGTTTACCCATTTGCTCATAAGCATCTTTGTAGCCCGTTGATAGTTTTTCTTTGAGAATAGCACGTACATCTAATCCATCTGCCTTCTTAACTGACTCTGTATACATCGTTATAAGATATAATTGCAATGTTTCGTGTAATGCCGTACCAAACAATGTATGTATACTTTGAGAAAAAGTACGAAGTCCTTTTATATATGCTAACTCCCATTGCTTGGGGCATGTCGCATACATTGAGAATTGAGAATAAGATATTTTACGTTCACCCTCTTTAGGCTCTCGTATAGCATACTTAATAAATTTATCCATACTTTAATATAAGTGCTACATCTCAAAGATCCAAATTTATTTTGATAAATGTTCAATGCGCCTGTTTAAATACCAAGCAGCCTTTTTGAGATCTTCTAGTTCGGTGTCAGAATCTTTCTTACCTGCTCTAGATATATACTTAACTACATTACCTAGACAAAACTCTAAATCCCAAGCTTCGATAACTTTTATAGCTTCGTATATACTATCAGCGCCGCCGTAATGTTTAGGATGATTAACTGATTCTCTAATTATGCTCATTTCATTAAACTTTTTATTTCTTTATCAGTTTTACCATACTTACGTAATATGTCTACAACTAATTCTTTATCCATATCTAACATCATAGCTACATACTCAGTAGCTTCTCGAATCGAGACTTGATAATGTTTAGCTATGAATTCTAAGAGTTCTTTGTTGTACTTGTCAGAATCTTTACCTTTAATGTATTTGTTATACATTTTACGTTTAGGTAATAGTTCTTGATATAACTGATAAACATGTTTACGATCTAACTCTCCTATTGTATACTGTTGAAACATATCAACAATCTCAATCAAATCCATATTCATACTTAACCAACGATTAATCAGATATGGACTAAAAGACTTTTGATCTGCCTCCGACAACTTATCCCACGGAGTTTTTTTCTCCGTTATATGGGATAAGTGATCGAATATGGTAGCTACTTTAGTACTCATAGAGGCATAAATTCTTCGTTAATATGACCACAGTCATCACAACGAAATGTCGGAATAGGCACAATTTCTTCTTTACCTGATTGCGATAGCAATTGCGGAATTCGTTTAAAGGCATGTACTTGCCTAAAAAATCTTCCAGCACAGTTTTCACATTCAATGTTAGCTAAATCTTCTGCACGCAATTTGGCTTGGCCTGATGCATTAGGATTCATTTTAACGATGTCTTTCTTAGCCATAATATAGTTCCTTTAATTTAAATTACATATCATATTGTGGCATTGATGGCTTCTTTTCTTCAGGAATGTTAATAACAGCACATTCCGTCATTAATACCATCGATGCTACTGAAGCAGCATGTTGCAGTGCTACACGTGTTACTTTAGTCGGATCAATAACTCCCGAGTCAAGCAAATTTTCAAATTGCTCTGTACGAGCATTATATCCATATCCAATATCCGAATTATTTTTAATATCCCGAATAATTACTGAACCATCAATACCTGCATTATAACAAATTTGACGTAATGGCTCTTCCGTACATTTTTTAATAATTTGAATGCCGATAGACTCATCTTCATTAGCTCCAACTAACGATTCTAATACATGAGCAGCACGAATCAATGCTACACCTCCTCCGGGTACAATACCTTCCTCAACTGCTGCCCTTGTAGCACTAAGTGCATCATCTACACGATCCTTCTTCTCTTTCATTTCTACTTCGGTAGCTGCTCCGATGTACAATACGGCAACACCGCCTACCATCTTAGCCAATCGTTCTTGAAGCTTCTCACGCTCATAATCTGAAGTACTAGCGTCGATTTGATTCTTAATAGTTTCAA